CCTGTTCTATCTCCTAAGTCACCACTATATCCAGGTAATAATTTACTATCAAATTTAAAGGTACGTATTCCAGTCTTTTTACCTTCGGCATCAGTTTGTTCTTTTCCGAACATTGTGTCATAGTAATTTCCTAAGTAACTTTGCTGGAATTTATCTTTATATTTTTGACTACCTGTTAAGGAGTCTTTATAATCAGCAATACTTCCAAAATAACCCTCTTTGAAATTACTTTGAGCTTCTGCTAGATCGGCTGCACTAATATCTTCTCCGAATAACTCTTTATAAGCTGATTGGATATGTGCTTTATCTTTTGTACCTTTTAGACCTAAACTTTCATCAAAATCAGGAGTTGACTCATCATCTACTGTTGCACCATGATAAAGATTAGATAGACCTGTTAAGTCATCTTGAAGATTCCAACTAGACCATGTTGGATCTAATGTGTAATCTTGAACAGTTGTAAAATCTGTTGGTTTTGTTGATTTAGTCCAATATTGCCTTGGATCATCTCCAGGCTTCATTGCAGCAATATTTGTACCTTTTAAATCATATTTATTACTGTAATCAGTAAGTTTTTGTGCAGCCTGTGAATAAGTTAATAATCCAGATTTCATCTGGTTAGTTATATTTGATTTATAAGCATCGTATCCAGCTTGACCTGATTTTGATTTGCTAATTGCACCTTGATAGG